CTCTAATTTCATTAGAATCATTTAATAAACCGCAACCAAAAAACAAGTTAGAAGTCTCAGCAGCGATAGCAACGTTAGAAGCTAATCCGTTAGCAACGAATAATGGAATACCATCAAAAGTAACATCACCACCATTGTACCAAGTTGTCCCTTTAGCTTCAACACCATTGTTAGATGTAGCAGCAACTGAGAAACCACCCAAAGCTCTAACGTAAGCTCTCATAATGTTTTGAGAAACGTAGATTTTCAAGTCAGCAGAACCGTATAAAGCAGCAGGAATTGCATCAACAATTTTACCTAACTCAGCAACAACGTTTGAAGATGTAACCGTAGTACCTGAAACCTCATTTGCAGTTGGTAAAGCAGCATCAGCAGCTAACAATGTACAAATACCATCAATTTGGCCTGCAGTTGCGTTAGCACCTCTCCAAATAGAAACCTCAACAGATGAAGCAACTTTCTCAGTGATGTAAGCTAAGAAATAATCAACAAATGATTTAGCTAAAACTTTGTTTGCAGAGAATCCCATCTCTTCCGCCTGCCAAGAACTGATAAAGTCTTTTTTGCACAAAGTCAAATTTACTTGAAATTGCTCTAATGTCAAAGAACGTTCTGTAATAGTTACAGTTGACAATGGGTCAAAATCACACGTTGCGTTTTTCAATAGGTCGTCTGTACCTAATTTGAACATTGTTGTTTTGTAAGCAATGTTAGGAATGATTGTCATACCTCCATTTGCTAATGTGTTACCGCTTAATAAAGCAGCCTTTACCCATAGTTTAGAATCCTGTCCAACGTATGAAGTAGTTAACGATGTAGTTGTAGCCATCTTTGTTTATTTATTTGTTATTGTAAATTGTTTCTAAAATTGAATCACGAATTGAACGTGTTTTGTTTGGTGATAGGTCGAAGTGTTGAATCTCCTCAACGTTTTCAGGGTTGAACTGAATTGGTTTAGGCTCTGCACTAAATTCAATCACATCCGTTGGTTGCTCTTCCTCTTTTACTTCCAATGCTGCTAACTTTGTTTCAAGCTCTTCAATCTTTGCTTTCATTTCTGCGAAGTGTTGCTCTGTGATTGACACAACTTTTTTAGGTTGCTTAACATCAACTTCGGGAGTTACATCTGCTTCAACAGGCATCTCTTCCTCTTCAGTTTCTTTTGGCATCTCTTCAATTGAAGCAATCATTCCTTTTTCTTCAACGATAAGTAAACGACCATCTTCAAGCTCGTACTTACCAACTTCCAAAGGCACAGGTTCGCTATCCGGTACTAAAATCATAACACTCGCTCCAGCTTCAAAAGAATCCGCTTCGATTACCGTGTTACCATCGACTAACTTCATTTGCTCCAACTTAACTTCCATTCCTAAAAATGTCTTGATAGTTTTCAACGCATCTTTTATTTCTTTATTCATAAACGTTTTTCTTTAATAACTTATTTAACCTCTTTCTGTTGTAATTTGCCTCGCTTCAATGGTGTGAGTTACATTACTAATTGTTTGTTGTTCTGTACTTCCAACACCTTGTGACTTCCCATCACAACACTCTTTACTGTACGTGCCATCTTTGCATTGGCATCCTTTTTTACCTCCTTTTCTCATTCGCATAATACACTACCTATTTCGTTTGTTTTCTGTTTAAAATCTTTATAATTAAAATCTAATTCATTACACTCTTTTACGTAATCTACACCAATGTAAGCAACGAAATAACCATCCTTAAAATAAGGCGCAACACAAAGCGATTTAATACCCTGTTTTCTTAATGCTAATCGTGTAGATGTTTCTTGCATCTTATCAATATCGGTGTATTTACATTTGTCTAACATTACTTCCTGTAAGAATAAAGGGAATAAGCTAACAGGTAATTTCTGCAAGTTTCTTGACTCATAGCTAACACCATTTGCGCACACTTCAAAACTCATTGATGTATGATTTCGGTGTGTTCCATCGTAGTACATTACATTGTTAGAAAATTGGAATACATAAGCCCTATCCGCATTATATTTTAACATTAACTCGTTAAGCATCTGTTGAATCAAAACATTATTGTTGATATCTGCTTTAACCTCGTCACGTTTAACTTTTGTGATAACCACTTCAGTGACCAATGATTTGTAATAAAAAAGAATGAAGGCAAGTAAGATTATGATTAGCACTATTGTTTTCGTCTTCCTGATTTGCTCTAAAATGTACTTGACTTCATTCATGATTATATAACTTTTATTTGTGATTTTGTTGTAAATTACACTGGTATTTTAACGACGTTAAAATTAAAATCTGTTACTCGAATATCTGTTGAGCCTGTGTTTCTTACATATAATTCTATATAGTCATTCGCAACCAGTTCAAGAACCGCTTGAGTACTTCCCCCATGCTCAACGTTTGATGTCGCTGTCCTAATTATACCTTCACTTTCTGCTATTATAGTTCCGTTTTTAGCTACTCCAATAGAAATAGATTGGTTTGATGTAGCACTCCTAACCGTTGCGTTTAACGTAACTAAAAATGAATTTGTAAATGCTCCGTTATAGGTTAATCTATTTGTAGTGTGTGTGAACTTTGAGTTTGTTCCACTCGTCGTTGTTCCGCTTGCTTTCACCCATACGTTCACGTTAGAAACTCCGATAGGCGTGTCGGTTGTATTGTTAAGCATATACATGAATCCCTTTGTAGACGTGTTTGTAATACCAACGCAATTCACAAACAAAGCTTTGTTATCTGTATAGGTAACACCCGCTAAATAAGTACCGCCACCACTAAAGTTTACAGTATCTAAAATGTATCTTTCACTTGATACAACCGCACTCGCATTTAGGTTTACACCTGTTTCACCACTCAACACAACAAAAGACGAGTAAATAATTCTTATCCTTCTTGATACGGTTAATGTACTTGGAAATATCAATGCAGTTGAACCTGTCGAACAATCAAATAAACAGTTACTTGTTGCTATCGTTCCAATCGTTCCATCAAATGTTAAGTTTCCACTATTCAAAAATGCACTATCCGACATCACAAAGTTTGTGTAATCCTTAATCGTACCTACCGTTGCGCAATCGGTAAAATTCACACCGAACCAATCTAAAGCGGTTGTCGTTGCGTCCCCATCCAAATCTAAGGCTGTACCGTGCGTTATAGTAATGTTACGCATTGGCAAGGAATAGATTGATGTAATTAACGCAGTTGAAGCATTTAAACCCGTTGATTTTAAGATGCAGTTCTCGGAAGACGCTCCTAATATAGTTGTGTTTTGACCTGCTACAATCCTATCCCCTGTTAAGTCAACCAAGCCTGTAACGTAGTATGTAACATCATTTGCCAATGTTATAACACCACCAACCGCAGTTGGGAAATCTACTTTACCCCCTACAAATACAAATTCATCACCTGTTCCACTTGTTGTTGGTAAACTAATAATACCAGCCGATGTACGTGTGTATATTATTCCTGTCGTAGTGTTTTGGTAAAACTCACCGATGTAAATATCTGTAGCTAACCACGTTCCATCCCTATGGTCTGAACTTGATGGAACCGTAGGAACACCCGCACCTTTTTTTATTATAATTCTCTTTGTTATATCACTCATAAATTGTATATGTCTGAATTAATACTCGTACCAACACCGCCTATAACCTTGTATACGTCTTCATCTGTACCCGTGCCACCAAATAAAATACCGTTATCTTCATCCTCTAAATAGTTTTTGAATTTTAGCATCGCTATTCTGTTCGGTATTTCGCTGTCAATAGGTTGTAAAAATAAAGAGTCACTATCTGTTACGGTAGTGACTGCTTTAAATCTTATGAATGAAGGAGTTATTTTGTTGTTAAACTCAGTCATTATGCTGTTAAATTACCCGAAACATAAGCCTCACTCGCACTAATAAAAATTAATGTAGCTGTCGCGTATTGGTCTGTTAACTTCAATTTACCTCCAGAACTTCTTAACGTTACACCCGAACCTGCTGCAATTGTTGTTTGACCTGCGCCATATTGTGTGATTAAAACTTGTTGACCTGCTGAAAAAACACTATTTGGAACGGTTAAAGTGTTAGCAGTAGCTTTGTTCATTTCAACAACCTGACCGTTATCAGCAGCTACTAATGTATAGTCGTTTGTTTTGCGTGACAAAGTTAGATCAAGAACTTTTTGAGATGTGTAAACAACCCATGAAGAACCCGACCATCTGTAAGTAACGTTTGTACGTGTGTTTGTTACAATAGTTCCAACAGGTGCAGTTGTGTTTTGGAATACATAAGCCCAAAATGAACCATTCCACTCAATTACTCCTGCATAATCACCACTTGGATATAAGTATCTATCTCCTGTTGTTGGTGAA